TAATTATTCTCCGATACAAAAATTAATTGACATTAAGAAACAAGCTAAAAATTCTGAATATATAGAATTTCATAAACCAATAAAGGAGGTTGCTTAATGGAAACCAACTACGGAAAATATGTAAAAAAACAATTAAAAAAATTAGAAAAAGATCTAGTTAAATTATTTGTAAATATAAAATATGAGACACCAAAAGTTAAAAATGAAGTAAATGCTTTTGTTAAAAAATACAATATTAATTTAAAGGAGGTTGCTTAAATGTATAATATTTTACTTTATAGCGGTGTCGCTTTGATTACTTCAGGTTTTTTATTGTATATCGTTTCAATGCTTATGATGAGGCACTACGACAGAAAACTGTATTTATTAAATCAAAAAATAAAAGGAGAATAGCAATGAAAAACAAAGACTATCCAGGTATAGCAAGGATATTAGAAAAGCATCTAAAAAGAAATTTCTTTAGTTTTATGACCTTTAAACAGGTCAAAGAATTAAAAGATAATTCTAATATTTATCAATTCCCTATTAAAAACTATTACAACCAAAAAAGGAGGGTTAAAAAATGGAATCAATAACATATAAAAAATGGCATATAGATCATGTTAATGATTGTTCAGAGGGTTATGATGAAATTAATCATTATGCAATCTGGACTCCTAATAGACTTGATGTAGTTGCTGAGGATTTTCCAACTATAGAAGCTGCTAAATTATGGATTAATCAACAACCAAAAAAAGGGTAGAGGGTATTGGCAAAAGGGTTGCTAAAAAAATATAATTATATTTACCATTATAATACCCCTTAGAGTAATTTTGTCATATTTGGCAAGTTGAATATTGATTGAATCTTTATTGACCTTTTATTTTAAAAGCTTTTTAATACCTATTCTGTTAGCGGTTCTACAACACTCATACACAGCATTATTATATTTTAATCTAATTCCTTCTTTACTGATAGGCATATAGAATTTTTTTAAATCATTAAAAGATATTTTATGAGGGAAGTTCCTAAGTTGTATAATCTCCCTATCTTTTTTATGTAGTTTTAGCAGTATGCTTATAACGAATTCATATACAGCAATTTGGTGAGGATTTAACCTCAATGTCATTTTAGGCTTTTCATGGTAGGAGTGATCCATTTCATCAGGCTTTATAGTTAGCAAATCGTACATAGAAGGAGCATTTTTACAAAGCTCCTTAGGCTTTGGCAGCTTAGAGTCTACAAAAGATGCAATCTGAAAAAAGGAATCCAGTTGGTTCGTATCTATTTTGTCAGGGAAGCGGTTTATCATAATGTGGATAATTTCAAATCAATTTGTATTATTAATTATATTTTATTAATTATTGTGTAGCGATAATCATACAACCAAAGAGCATTTATCATACTTCCTCCCTGTTAAATTTAATTACTTTTCCACAGCCTTTTAATTGCTTAATCGTTCTGACTTGATGCAAACCTTTTTTAATTTTGTTTCTTTTATTCTTATTATGCTTAATGAATTCCTGGATTTTTGGAGGATCAAAAGAATATTCATTTGGCTCATTCTTCTTAGGCTGTCTAAAACCTACCAACCCAAACATAGCTAACCGGTCTAAATGTCTTATAAGAGTCTGCCTGGTTTTAATGCCGGTTCTTTGCATGATATATCTATGGCTGGGTCTAATTCCATATGGTGCATTTTCTAAGCTCTTCAAAATAATATAAATCATTTTTTCAGCAGCATTTAAATGAGGATTGTTAATCAAGTCATTGGTAACAATGGTATAAGAAACCTTATATTTAATTTGGCTTTTTTTCATATAATGTAATTAGTTTTTTTCCATCCCAGTAGTAGCCTGTGATTTTTCGTTTATTTTTAATTTGTTTTTTAAATTTCATTACCCCAAACATCCCAACCCTTCGTTTTTTGCCTAGCAAACAATTCTATTCTTGAAATATCTCCACATAATTGAATTATGTCATTTCTGATTCTGTCAGGTTTTCTGCTATGCTCTCTGCGTTGATTTACTACTAATTGTCTGACTGATTTAGATATTCTTTTTGGTTTCCCTTTTGTAGCCAATAAACACATCTCAGGATTTCCTCTTGTCCAATATCCAAGTCCAGTAAAGAATCCTTCTGATTTTTTGTTTGTCTTAGCCCAAGTAAAAGCAACAGTTTTGTATTTAAAACCCCAGCTTTCAATCACTTTAAAAGCCTCTGGTAGCATTGGATCAATAACCCAAATAAATAATATACAGTTGTTGTCAGCAATACTACCAATAGGTAAATTGCAAATATCATCAATAGACATGCAGGAATAATGCTGTTCAGGACTCCTTCCATTACCCTTTTTAGAATATGTTTTAAAGTACCAAGCTGGATCTGCATAAATGATATTATATTTTTTATTGGGAAATTCAATTTTCACACCAATTCCTTTTTTAAAATTTCTTTTAAGGGAAACAAATCCTGTTGCGGAATACCCCAGACTTTAGGTCTATGAGCTTGGCCAAAGTCAGTTAAATATTTATCCTGCATGGCATCTTTTGCATAAATTGCACCAGCAATGGTAAATTCAGGAGTATTTTCTAAAACTAAAATATACAAATCTTCTGGCTTGGCATTTTTTCTGATAATTAAAAAATTACTATTTTTCTTTTGCTGCGTTCTTACTTGTAAATGTTTCCCATTATAAATTAAGTCAGGTTCTTTCCAAGAATTGACATGGCAGCCAAAATAAATGTGGAGATGTTTTGCTGTTGCAACTTCTCCCATTGCACCCATAATGGAATCTTTGGCCTGATCGGTAAAGCCTTTGTCATAATTCCATCCAAATCCCTTTTCCATTCGGATATTTTCTAAACATCTGGAAAGTCCGACCATACTCCCAGAATCTATTTCGTACCATTCAAGGCGAACCACATTACTCACAGCTATATCCTATAATTAAATAATCATCCTCTTTGGTGTACCACCCCTGCAAATTAAAATTATTATTGACTTGTTGTTTATAGACAGCAATATCTTGTATAATTTTTTCTCCAGCTTCCACACAATCCATTTCATTAAAAAAAAAATATTTTTGTGAATATAATTGACCTGCAAATAAAAAATAAATGATCACCACTAATTTCATTTAATAATAATTTCTGTAATTTCTGTTACCCAAGATTTAGGAATGACATTGACATTGCCAATATCTATGGATCCATCGTCATCAAAATTATAATCAGCAAACAAAATTACTTTTCTGTTGTTTTCAAAAAGCTTGTAGCCAATAGAATGACAGGTTGCTGCTTCCAACTTGATTCCTTTTTTTTCTGACATCCACTCTGCGGAACTGGTTGCATCAATCCAAACAACCTGAACCAATGGATATGAAATTTTACTTGGATTTTTCTTACTCTTACCCATTTAAAAATGCCTCATAGCCTTGCAAATTTGCCTGTTTTTTGCGAATAAATGCCATTTCAGACACATAGTCCCATATTTAATCTTATTAGGCATAATCATAATTAAATTGTTTTTAGATATAATTTGATTTGCTTTTATTTGCAACCATGTTAGTTATGAATAATAACTTAAACCTAAACTAAACATAAAGGATACATATAATGATTGCTCTACTAGACGATTTTGATACCTTAGATGCCACTATGCTAAATAAAGATCGGTTGCGATTTCTTAAAGATAAATATAATTTTACGATGGAAGATGTTATTAAATACTCTTTTAAAAAGAAGGATTTTTTAACCAAAAAATCTCAAATCTCAAAGCTAGTAAATAAAACTCCTGATTCTCCTAGAAATTTTGATGTTTTAGAGCTTAGCACTTTATTAGCAAAATTTATTAATGATAAAAAATATAATTCAGAAAATTTTTACGCTCCAGGATATTTTCTAGCAAGTGATGTAGAAATAAAAGTTGTGGCACAGCTTTATGAGGGTAAATTAAATGCCATACCGACAGCTAATCAGTACAAAGTTAATTGTAGGTCGTTTTATCTTGGACATGTTTGTTTTGTGCATAAAGGCGGTGCAATTGATGGAAAATATATTATTTATAATCCCACCAAAATAGTTGAGCCAGATGCGCATTATCGTATCGCAGTGGGGGAAGAAAAGAAAACTCAGCGACTAATCTATGGCATGGCGATCCCTAAAGATAATAATAAATTTGAAGTTTGGGGATATGATGTTGTCCAAAACAAAAAAACAGAACGGCTGCATGATAATATAGATTTTAAATGGCTACAAAGAAGTTCTAGTAGTGGTTTTTTAAAAAAGGTTAAAAAAAGCTAATATTAACCAAATTAGGTTCTAAGCATAATTAGGTTGACATGAGGTTATTTTTGTATTATTTCTCTGTTTATGAGAATCATAGCTGATTGTTACAAAAAATTTAATATTAAAAATACTTCGGTATCTGCCAATAAAAATCCTCATCACATTCGTACCTTACAAAAACATTTTTTAACCCCAGAGCAAAACAGAAATTGTACTAATGCTTCTTTACACTTTGGAACAGTAGCTCATCAAATTGTTCAAAAAAGTTTTGCAGAAAATATTTCAATAGAAGAAGCAATTGAGCTGATTGAAAAAGATCCAAAAGTTTTTACAAAATTAAATAATTATACCCCACACAATGAAAAAGATGGAATGAAAGCAAAATTTATTATTAAATTTATAAAAGAAATTTGTAATAATCACTTATTAAATCTGAAAGAATTGCCGAAACAAAAATGGAAAGTAGAACAGGAAATGACAACCTGGCTGCCCAATGTAAATATTTATTTTAGAATGTTTATTGATCTTGCTGGGGAAACTCATTTGAACGATTTAAAAAATAAATTTGTAACTGTAAAATATGCTCCACTAAAAAAAACAGCAACCAAAGACAACCCTAATAGAATTGGCGATTATGTTTGTAGCTTTCCCAAATTAGACACAAATAAAGTTTTTACCACTGACCTCATGCAAATGGCACTCTACTTTCATAGCTCTGGATTAAAACCAACCTTGAGTTATGCAACTGCCAATGATCGTATGTTATTTACGGAAGATTCTTGTGAAGAATTAAAACCTAAAAATCTTGCAGAAAAATTAAAAGAATTGGCAGCTTATGAAATTGCATGGGAGAAAAAATTAAAAGCAGCCGATGGAAGTTTAGAAGAATTAATGTGGTTATGTCCACCAGATTTTAGTGAAATTAAGAAAAAAACTTTTTGGTATCAAGGCATACCCCAAGAATATTTAGATGATTATGTAAATTTTTATTTAAACCCAAAGGAGCAAACAATATGAAAATATCAGATCATTTAGATTATGTCGTATTTTTTATTTTAGGTATTGGATTTGGAATGTACCTATCTTTAATTTTAATAGGAGTTTTATGAAAGATAATTATTTATTAAAAAAAACTAAAGAGCAGCTTACAGAAATTATTTATTTCTTATCTAACGAATTGCAAAAAATGAAAATTGAAAAAGCATTATTAAAAATGAAAAAAACAGAGGAGAGCAATGTCAGCAGAAACTAAATTAAATTTAATTGACGCAATTAAAAAATTTAAAAGTGAATTAAATGATTCTAGCTATGTGCGACTGGGTGCAAAAGGAAATTACATTACAGTAGGATATAGAATTAATCATGTAAGAAATTTTTTTGGAGAACGACTATCTATTCAAACAGAAAGCATAGAGCTTTCTAATGGCTCACACAAATTTAAAGCTTACATATATCTTGATGACAGGCTCATTAGCACTGGGGAAAGTAAGCAAATGAAAAATGCTGATAAAGAATTTGAAAAACAAAATACTGTTTCAATTGGTAGAGCTTTAAGTTTCTTAGGATTTATGGGAGATGAGATTGCAACCGCAGAAGAAATGCAGGATTTTTTACAAACCAACAAACAAAAGCCTAGCATTGAGTCTAGCAATGTAAATTTAGAATCTGAAAATTCCGACTCTAAAGTAAATGAAATTATCCAGGACATAGAAAAATGCAAAAGTTCTATCAATCCTCATGTCTTAGAAACTAATCTTGAACAAATCCATTCAAGAAATAAAGATTTTTTACTTCAATTACAAATAGAAGATCCTGAGTCTTTTCACATGATTGAAGAAAAAGAGAAAACACTGCAGCAACAAATGAGGAGCAAATAAAAATGAGTGAAGAAAACAAAGACAATAACTTTGATAACTCTATTGCATTGTGGCAAAGGGAAAAACGCAAAGATGACCAAGCTGGAAAGAAATATCCTAATTATACTGGATTATTAACTGTTAATGGAAAAAAACTTAATGTTTCTGTTTGGGTTAATACTGACAGAAAAGAAGGAGGTCAGCAGCCGATTATGAGTGGCAAAATTCAAGAGCCTATGCAAAAGAAAACTGAGGAGATCCCATTTTAATGAGCAAAGATCCTATCAATCCTCCTCATTATCAAAACAATTTGCAAACTTGTGATGCCATATTAAGTCAATTGACGGATGAGGAGAAGTTAGGATTTTTAAAAGGACAAATTGCAAAATATGTTTTCCGATTTGGAAGAAAAAATATTCCTACTATAACACAGGCAATGGAAGATATAAAAAAATCCATGTGGTATTCTACTAAACTTTATAATCTTTTAGATACATTTAATAAAGATGGAAAAAAATTTCAATATTTTGATGCTACAGACCAAACAAATGTAACTAATTTTAACAAAAAGAAAAAATGACAAAAGAATATATTTATTATTCCCCAATTAAGAAAACTGTCTTAGATTTTATTGTAAAATTTATTGACAAGCACAAATACTCTCCGACCTATTTGGAAATTGCCAAAGGGGTCAAATCAGTTACTTCAGAAAAAAATATTACCAAAGCTAGAGCTGCTAAGATTTGTAAAGATTTAGTGGATCTAGGATTGCTACAAAAAAGTAATACTCAAAGTCATAGAAAAGTAATTATTGATTCTGCCATCATAGCAAAAGTGGATTCAATTCAACTAAACAAAGGATATGTTAAAGATGAATTTTGTAAAACTATATAACTATGATGTTGAAGTTCAATTTCAAGAAATTTTTGAGGATGTGGAATCCGCATCACTACAAAAATCGCCTGGCAAAAATGCCAAGTGTAACCTGCTCTCTGCAAACTTTAAGGGAGCATCTGTTAAAACTAATGGAGCAAATGATAATAGATCCAAAGAAGTTAAAACAGTTGGAGGAGAAAAAATATAAATATGCAAACTTGTTAGCAAGTCATAAATTGAAGTGCTACAAATATCAGGCCAAGATTGCAAAAGTATTTGAACAAATCCAAACTGAAGAGCTAAAAAAACAGCCTACTTTTTAAATAAAAAAAGTGGTGCAACTGAAAGGCGATTTTTAAATAAGGATCTTATTTGCTTAAATGAAAGGGAACAATGAACATAAAGTTTAGCATGGCTGACAAAATTATTGGTCAAAGAATTAGAAAGAAAAGAAAAGAATTAAAAATTTCACAAATGAAGTTGGCTGATAAAATTAATGTTACCTTCCAACAAATACAAAAATACGAATCAGGAAACAATAAAACATTTTCCATTAGACTTTTACAAATAGCTGAAGCTTTA